GGGCCTAATCTGATAATATCGGCGCATGAACCGACTCCCACCCGAACTTCACATCGTCCACGGCACCAAAGCCGAGCATAAAGCCAAGCCGTTGCCCGAGGCGATTCGGCAACGTATACCCAAACCCGTTTGGTTAGACGACCCTGATCTTTGGGACATGGATGTTTTTATTACTACCACCGCAGATTTTCTTTGGGATACCTATGGCATCGGTTCGGCGCAAGATCAGCACCTGCTGGGCGCTTTGGCTTTCCAGCTTGACGTATTTGTCAAATGCATCAAAGGCGCAAGAGCCGGTGGGCCAGTGACTAAATTTAATGCCGGTGCAACGGTTGGCACAAACCCGTACCTGACAACAGGCGAACGGGCGCTAGGCAGGGCCATTATGATAATGAACGAATTAGGTTTGACACCCAGGGGACGGCTGGCGACAAACAAAGTTGAAAGCGGCAAATTTGCTGCACTGATGGCAGGCCCGTGAATTTTGAAGATGGCATCTTATATGCCGTGCGAGTTGTCAAAGGCGAGATACCTGTTTGCAGAAACGTCACGCTTGCTTGCCAGAGGTTTTTAAATCAAATTGAAGATAAAACCTGGGCATACGAATTCCATGCTGATTTTGTAAAACATTTTTTAATGTTTGCCAGCGAGTTGCGGCATACAAAAGGCCCAGACGCAGGCAAGTTGCTGGTGTTGGAGCCGTGGCAGCTTTTTATAGTCTGTGCCATTTACGGGTTTAGAAACAAGCGAAACAAAACACAGCGCATGGTCACTGATGTGATTGTGTTTGTACCCCGCAAAGCAGGAAAATCCACATTAACCGCGGTTATCGCCTTGTACGAACTAATTTGGGGCGAGGCAGGCGCAGAGGTTTATACACTGGCAACAACCAGGGAGCAGGCCGGGATTGTGTTTCACGCAGCTACTGGGTTTGTTGAGGCCATGCCGCAAAACATTGCCGCCTTGTACAACGTCAGCAGACACCAGATTACCAAAGCAGGCGACAGTCAGACAGTATTCAAAGCATTGTCTAGGGACACCAAAAAGACAGGCGATGGCATGAACCCAGCCTGCGCCATTGTGGACGAAGCCGCCCAAATTGTTGATCGCAACAGTATTGAGGTGCTGCACTCAGGCATGGTCGCCAGGCTTAACCCGTTGCGGATTTACATCACTACCGCCAGTTTTACCAAAGAAACCAAATTCCACGAAGATTTAACCTTGATGGAATCAATGCTAACAGGCGAGGCAACCGATAACCCGCATTGGTTTGGCTTGCTGTACAGCCTGGACGCTGGCGATGATTGGCGAAATCCGACGACCTGGGCCAAAGCAAACCCGATGCACGGCATATCTGTCTTTGAATCAGCAATCGCTGAACGGGCAGAAATGGCAAAGCACAAGCCTGCTGCCCTTAATGAATTCCTGTGCAAGACGCTAAACGTCTACGTCAGCGCAAATAGCGCCTGGGTTGATCGTGCATACTGGGACGATGTTAAATGCGCTCTAGTGCCCGATAGACAGCCCGAGGCGGTATTTATCGGATTTGACTTGGCAGCTACCCGAGACTTGAACGCAGTCTGCACGCTCAAGCGGTTTTCTGATGATGACTACGAAGCAGAGTTTAAATTCTTTTTGCCGTCTGACGGCTACGATTTAATCCCAAAGCACTACGGCGACATTTTTGCAATGGCTCGAAAATCAGGCATCCTGCACATCACCCAGGGCAATGTCATGGATGATCGGGAAATCAGCGAGTACATTCTGAAGCAGTGCGAAAAGTACGAAGTTAAAGAAATCGGCTTTGATGCTTACAACGCCGCCAGCCTAGTGGCTCGGCTAAATGATGCTGGCCTGCCGCTGAAAAAAGTAGGCCAAGGCATGGCGGTATTAAGCAACCCAAGCAAGCACGTAGAGAAGTTGCTAATGCAATACAGTATCAAGCATGACGGCAACCCGTTTGTAGGATGGCAGCTTGGGAACTGCGAAGTCTACGAAGATGTAAACGGCAACGTGAAAGTGCGTAAAAACGAAGCGGACAAGTCTGCCAAAGTGGACGGCATCATATCCCTCATTATTAGTATGCACTGCAACCTTGATAATCCAGTACAATCAGGATTCGGTTTCAGAACTTTTTGAGGTGAAAACATGGCTTTATTTGACATTTTCAAGCAAAAAGCTGTAAAAGAATCTAATTCAATGTTTGGGCAGACTGCCCTTGGCAATAATGTATTGTGGGGCAGCAGCAACAAATACAACAGCGCCAACAGCCAGATTCTCTATGTAACTACAGGCAGCAGCACAGACGCTGGCAGGCCGGTGGACATGAGCATGATGAGCCGTAATTCCACAATTATGGCCTGTGTTGGGGCAAAAGCCCGGGCAATGGCGCAATTGCCTGTCAGAATTATGTGCGATATGGATGATGGTGGTTATCACGATGCCGTTAAAAGCCCAGAGGTTAGCGCCAGGGACAAAGCCAAAGCCAAACAAGTGGCCTACCTGTTAAACAATCCCAACAACTTTCAAAGTGCCTACGAATTCTTTTATCAATACATCATGTGGCATGAATTGTCGGGCGAGGTTTATATCCTGTGGTGGCGCAAAGATCAGGAGAGCAGCACCCAGACACCGCTAGAAATGTACGTTTTTGACAGCACGTTAATCAGTACAACCGTCAATGTAACCCGATACCCTAGCTACCGACTTAGTACCCCAGCTTACGGATTTAATCGGGATGAACCGCTTGCAGCGCATCAAGTTATGCACCTTGTGGACGCTGCTTGGCAGGGAAATGGCGGTTTTAATAAGGGAATTTTGGCGGCAGAATTGATTGGCTTAGATCAAGATATTGACTTGTACGCCAATTATGTGATGCAAAACGGGGCCAAGCCCAGCGGTATGTTTGTTACCGAGAACGTCATTCCTGACGGCAAGTACAAAGAAATAGCAGCACGGCTCAAAGAAGCATGGTCATCAATGACAGGCAGCCGCAACGCAGATCCAAGCAAGCCAGGGCAGGGAATGTTGCTAGATCAGGGCATGAAATACCAGCCGCTGGATATGCTAACCCTTCAAGATACTGATTGCGCCAAACTCAAAGAGCAAACCATGAAGCGCATTTGCGGGTTATTTGGCGTACCGCCTGCCATGATTGGCATTGCCGATCAGAAATACAACAACACCCAGACAATGCTGGATGAATTTTACAAATCCAGTATGTACCCGTTGATCGTTAATGTCCAGCAAAAGCTAAAACAACACCTGCTTGTTGGATATCCTAATTTGTGTGTAGAATTTGACACAAGGGCATTTTTGCGTGGTTCGCCAGTAGATCAGATGAATTTTTCGGTGGCTGGCGTAAATGCAGGCATAATGACGGCAAATGAGGCACGGGAATATCTTGGCATGAAAAACATCGACGGCGCGGATGAATTGAAAGCAGGAAAGCCTGGTGATACAATCCCCGGCAGCAGTCCACAAGATACTGGTGGCGGCGGCGGTGGGCAGAGTAGGAAAATGAACATTGGCAAATAAACCGCCGCACGAACTGGCAATGCTGCTTGCAAAATTCAAGCAAAAAAAGCCGCAGACAATACACGACATGGACAAAACCAAAACAACCGAGGTAATCCATGAACGAAATGCTAATCGTCTGCGAAGCAAAACTAAATCTGAATCAGCAACCCGGCACAATTGAGGCTCGGGTAACAAGCTGGGGGCCGAGAGAAGGCGCAGACGGGCGCAAGTTTAACTATCAGCCCGAAGGCTTTGCAGATTGGGCCAAACAATTTGAGGCAATGGGCAGGCCGCTGCCTATGTTTGTCAATCACTCAGCAGATGCAATTCCTGTCGGCGAGTGGATGCACTTTGAGTTTGACGATACCGGCATGACTGCCAGCGGCAGGCTTTACACCAACACCACCCAAGGCAGCGACCTGTACAACGTAATGCGGGAATCTCCAGCCATGTTTGGCGGGGTATCTGTTGGCGCGTATGCGGAAACGTATCAAATGGTTAACGCTGACGGCGAACCAGATGAAACAGACGAGGGTTATTTTCAAATTACCAAAGGCGGTTTGCGGGAAGTGTCTGTGGTGATGTACCCAAATAACCCCGAAGCCTGCGTCAGCAAGCTGGAATACTTTCGGGCCGATGGGTCTGCAAATCTAAAGATTTTGGAACAAAGCCTGCGTGATGCTGGACTGTCCAAGAGTGATGCGGTTGCCGCTGCATCGACTTTCAAACGGGTGCTGGAACAGCGTGATGTTGTCCAAATCCCAAATGAAATTGCGCCGAACCGGAGCGATTCCGATGCGGAGGCAACCATACTCGCCGCCCTTGAGCAGCGAGAATTACTGCAAACTTTGTCTAACCGTTTAAGGAAATAATCATGTCCCAAGTCATCATTGAAAAACTTGACGCTATCGAAGCCGCCAACGCCGCCAAGATTGCTGAAGTTACTAGCGCAGCTACTGTTGCAATTGAAACCGCCAAAAATGAAATGGCTGAGAAAATCTCGGCACTTGAGGCAAAAATCAGCACGCTGCAAATGCCTGCCGTCATCCGTCCGATTGCTAAAACAATCCGTACCGATGTAAATCGCTCTGTGCGTGAGCAACTCAAATCATTTTATTCCGCAAACAATCGGGTGGAAAAAGCACTGAAAATTTTTGCTGATGAAAATCAATATCTAGCTTACATGAACGAAGCCAGTGCGCTTACCGGCGGCGGCAATGGTATTGGTGGACGCACAGGTTACGATCCTGTGTTTGCAGCGATGCGTCTGGCAAATCCAATGCGTGGCTTGAGCCGCACCGTGGTTACTGATGGCTCTAGCTATCAATTCCGCAGCAAGACAGGAAACGCAGGAGCAACCTGGGGCTACACCGTACAAAACAACGGTGGCGCTACAACCCAGGACATGAATATCTGGCAATTGGTGCTGCAAGATTTGAACGTGCAATTCCCTGTTCGTACTGCTGCACTGGACGACATTGACGGGCTAGAAGGCACCATTGTTGACGATATGTTGATGGAGTTTGCCCAAGCTGAAGCGCAGTCCATGATCCAGAACAGCGATCAAACCAACTCGCCAAATACCTACGGCGGCACTTCTGGTTTGCGTGGCCTAGATCAGTATCCTGGCGCAAATGCTACCTATACCGGCGGCACCACAAGCGCAGCGGCTTACGGCACCAGCGGTACGGGCAGTGCTACCGGCTTGCACAGCATTGCTACCTACGATCAGACGACTTCAAACGTTAACACGGTTGGCGCAAATGCCATTGCTTACAAAGACGTTATTAATCTCTGCTACGCACTGCCACAGCAATACTGGACGACTAACGCTTGTTTCATGGTTAACCCTGTGCTGGCGCAAGCTATCCGTGGCCTGCAAGACAACAATGGACGCCCGATTTTTAACAGCATGGAATCGCTGAATCCTGATGGCATTATTGGGCAATTGTTGGGCTTTAATGTTGTGATGAACAAGTATCTAGACAACCCAAGCCAAGCAACTACCGGCAGCGCAGGCACCACATCAATGTATCCGATGTATTTTGGCGATTGGCAAACCGGCCACACCATTATTGATCGCATGGATATGGTTATGCGCCGCTACGATCAAACGCTGCCCGGCTCAATAACTTTTTACGGAGAAAAAAGATTAGCCACGTCAATTCGTGATCCGAACGCCATTATTCGTTATCGCTCCACCGGCACAGCAACCTAAGTTGCCATTAGCAGGGAGGGGTTGGACTCTCCCTGCCTTTTTTTAACATTCGGGAAAATCAAATGATTACAGAACGCATTTTGTCGGGCATCAAGAAAACTTTGCACGAAGGCCATGCAGTCAAGATTGATTTAACCGAAGCCTCAGCCCTCACTGGTTCTGGGAACGGAATTGGTGGGCGCACATTCTTTGATAACGCTTTTGCTGCACTGCGATTTGCAAATCCAATCCGGGAATTGTCTAGGGTAATTCCTGCGGCTGGCTCTAGCGTGCAGTTTGTCGCAAAAACAGGTAACGCTGCCAACAGCACAAACCCCTGGCTTTACGCTGCAACTCCAAACACTGGCTCACCTAACATTGCTACCAGCATTTGGCAATTGCCAACCCGAGTAGTTAGTGCCAGCTTGCCCGTGCGTACAGCAGTGATGGGCGACATTAATTATTTAAATGAAACGCTTGTTGAAGACATGATGCTTGAATTTGCACAGTTAGAAGGTGCAAGCATGATCTTAAACAACGATCAAACTGGTTCTAGCACGACAAGCACAGGCAGCACGAATGGCCTACGTGGGCTAAATTATTATGCAAGCGGCTCGGCGGCTTACGGCACCAGCGGTACAGCAATTACAGACGGCATCCACACAATATTGACGGTATCGCAAAACGGCGCTGCAATTGTGTACGACGATTTGGTTAATATGGCAAAAAGTTTCCCGGCACAATATTGGAATTTACCCGGCTGCGCTTGGATGATGCATCCAGACACCATTCACGACTTGCGGCAACTTAAAGCAGCAAGCAGCGGTAACGCTAGCCGATTGTTAGCAGAAACTGGTGATGATGATGGTGGCGCAGTAAACAATATTTTTGGCTGGCCTGTAATTGCAAACCCAAACATGGAAACTATTGCGGCTGGCAAATTTACAATTTACCTTGCTAACTGGCCCCGGTTTGTAACTATTGCAGATGTTGAGGAAATGACTTTGCAAGCAATGGAGCAAAGCGCACCAGGGTTTATTACGCTGTACGCAGAACGCCGAATGGTGTCTACTGTCCGTGATCCGTTTGCAGGCGTGCGTTTGGTTGGAGTCTAACAATGTCCAGCGAAATCCTTGGCGCACAAGGTGGGGCAACCCGCAACCCGTTTAATTACTCAAAAGTTGAGCAGTTAAACCGGGATGTGGTAACGCCCTGGCTAACGCTGGAAGAAATAACCCAGCAGCTAAATCTGTTTGACGACGAAAGCCAAGACTCCTATTTGAGCAGCCTAGAACTAGCGACAAGGTTTGCCATAGAAGATTATTTGGGAATGTCCATATTTGCAATGACGTATCGGGTGTGGTACGGCGCACAGGGAACCATCACCGCACCAATGGCGTTAGATTTGCCAGCAGTCAGCCAGAATCTATATCCTACACAGGCCGGGATAACAATTAACTCAGTCGGCTACTACAACAACAGCGCACCGCCTACTCTTACCCTGCTAACAGCATCAACCTACTACTACGATGCCAGCGGCAACCGGGTTATCCTGACTAGCCTGCCGACGATCACCAGCGACATGGCAAACCCGATTGTCGTTAACTACACCACCGCCGCTAACCCGCTACAGACGTATCCTGCCATTAAACAGGCTGGTTTGCTGCTGCTGACGCACCTGTACAACCAGCGCAGCAACAGCACTGAGGCATCGCTCAAAAATATTCCGTTTGGCGTAGATACGCTGCTGCGCCCGTACAAAGAATTGGTTATGTGATGGCGATTGCACGGTTTGAAAACATTGCAATCAATAATCTAACCTTCAGCCTAACGGCTTTTGGTGAGCAAACCACAACCACGACAAAATGGTTTGACACCCGAGCCACAGTGTCGGCGGTAGGCAATAATTTAAAAATCTCGGAAAAATATCGGCTGTACGACAACCTAGTGCGGTTTCGTTTGAACTACACACCAAATATGCGGACAATTGCTAACTCGCAGCATTTGTTTTCAATTACGTACAGGACGCAAGATTGGCGCATCAATGATGTGCAGGAATCAGATGATCGAATGAGCGTGTTTATTATGTGCTACCGCAATGATCCGGTAACTGCAACATGACGGCACAGCAAAACCCTGTTACCTATGCCAGGGCCATCCAAGCGGCATTGACTACTATTGTCACGCCTGTGCCTGTCTATGCTACGTTTAACCGTAACTTTGCTACCGAACCAAAATTTGTAACTTGGATGCTGAGAAACATTCATCAGCCGGTCTACACCGGCATTTATCAAACTGTGAAAGGCATTGATACGCCAGTATTCCAAATCAGTATTTTTACCCAAGTAATTGAAGACGGTTTCACAATCAGCAATCAGATACTACAATCGCTCCACGGCTACAGCGGATTGTTTGGCGGTGCAACCTACGGCATACAGATCAGCAAGGCCGATGTGCAATGGCTTTACAACACCTACGACAACGACGAGAAACTTGGACAAGTAATCTTAGACTGCACACTAGATATACCAACCTGATAAGACAATAAATTTTTTACCCTCCCAACAAAGGAACTTATCATGGCTCTCCCGACAAAAGTGTTACCCGGCTTTACCGCCACGATGTACGCGCAACCCAGCGCAACGCCTACACCAATCACGACTGCAAACTTGAGCGTTTTGGGCAGCATTTCGCCACTGGCAATCAGCGGCAACTTGGTGCCTGTTGAAGCAATCCCGGCATTTGGGCAAGACGATGCCGTAGCCTCTTTTATGGTTGCTGGCTCCCGTCAATCCGACAAAATCCCGGTGCAATCAGCGCCTACCAGTATGTCAATCACAGCAGCTTGGAATCCAAGCGATACCGTGTTGCTGCTCTTGCGTGCAGATGCCTACAACGGGACTATTGATCGCACCTACGTGATTGCCGCAACTGATGGAACCAACACGATTTATTATGCTTTCAACGGCCGGGTTAGCCAGTGGACAATTGACAGCGCACCCGGTGCCGAGGCCAAAGTTAACTTTACGATCCAACCCCGTGGCAACCAGTACGGCTGGAGCAACACTGTATGAGCGCAATAGAGGCGGTACTGGCAGAGATGACTGCTAGTTACGGCGACCTGGCTGCGCTTGCACGGCAGCAGGTAGTCAGCGCCGAAGAAATAGCCGAGGCGCTGGCAGAGGCAGACACAGATTCAGCGGAATATGTCTGCCTCAAACTCTTGGAAAAAAATGTCCGACAAGATACAGAACACGAATGATCTGCTGAATTTTTTGGTAACTCAAGCCGAATCCCGCAAGGATTGGTTTGGGTTTACCCAGCAAAAGATGACAGGCATCCAACTGGTGCATCAGATAGCTGCAAATCATGCTGACACAATGACGCCAGAGCAGATCGTGAAATTTGTCGTAGAACTTAACAACTTAATGTACAAAGATATTATCCGAGGATGACATGAGCGTCAGCATAAAACTTGAAGGCATGGGCATTGTCCAGGCAGTCTTTCGAGAATTAGCTGACGAAATTGGCGACAAAAAGGCCAACAGCAAAATCCTAATCCCGGCAGTACGGGAAGCCATGAAACCAGTATTGGCTAAAGCAATTTTAGTTGCACCAGAGGACACTGGTGCCCTCAAACGCAGCCTACAAGTAGAGGCTAGACGCCCAAACCGCAAAGACAAGCGATCAAAGTACATTGCCAACACTGACACTGTTATCTCGCTGGTGACAACCGCATCAGGGAAAAAATTAGCCAAACTGGGCATAAAAAGCGATGCTAGAGCAATGGCTCAAGAATTTGGAACCGCACGCAATCCAAAACATTCTTATTTGCGTGTTGCGTTAGAATCTGAATCGCAGAGTACAGTAAACACTCTTGCCCAAATACTGGCAAGACGGATTGACAAATACAAGAAAGCAAATCTATGACAAGACTATCCAGCGCACTGGGAACAGGCGCAGAATTCCGCATCAAGAAGTTTGAACTGGGAGGCCATGCCTTCCGAGTGCGAGTGCCACTGGTATCTGAAAGCGATGCTTTGCACAGCCGCATCATCAAACCTGACAGCGCAGCAATTGACAAAATTTACGCTGATTTGACAAAATCTCTAGACGAATTTAAAACGTTAAAAAACGAAGAATTAGTTTTTACAGAAAACGATGTTGTCGTGTCTGGGCGCTCAATGCGAGAGGCCGCTACAAACAAGGCAATGATGGAAGCTAGGATTACCGAAATGATTCGCCTGCTCCAGCCAGAAAATCCGGCTAACACACTGGACGACATTACCTACGCTGAGATTGAATTGGAATGGCCTTTGAGTGTTCAGTTGGCCCTGGTAGAAAAGATCAGTGAAGTTGTCAGCCCAGGCTATAAGGAGAACCGGGGAAACTGATTGGCTCGTTGAGAGAACAAGTCGCAGCGGCGATGGTCTTCAACGGGCATACACCAGAATCAATTGCTGCCCTAGATCAAATCACCATGCTGCAAATCCAAACAATGTACGCTGACGGAATAATTGGCAATCATGGCCTGCTGGCGCAGCTTGCGGTATTGACAACCGGCGTGTTTAACTACATCCGTCCTCCCCACGCAGCCCCGTACAGGCTTGCAGGCACGCTCGGCGCAGTGCATGACTACCTTTACCCTCCAGCCAGCCAAGAACAGCTTGCAGCGCAGGCCAATGACAGCCTGTTAGCGTTTATGGTGCAAGCACCGGGTTTTAATTCGGAGAAATTTAATCATGGCTAACATTGCTCGACTTGGTGTAGCCCTTGGTTTAAACAGCGCCGAATTTGTTACTGGTATAGATGCCGCATCTAGAAAATTAGATAACTTTGGCGCAGCAGCAATTGGCATGGCTAAAAATGCTGTGGCAGTGTTAGCTGCTGCCTTTGTTGCTGCGACTTTTAAAGCAGTTGCGTATGCTGATGAAATTGCAGATGTAGCAGCAGCGAATGACATTGCAATTGACTCAATTATCAAATTAACCAATGCTTTGGAAAATTCTGGCGGCAAAGGTGAAAACGCTGGAAAAATGATTGCCAGCTTTACGGACTTTGTAGACAAGGCTGCAAAAGGCTCATTTGAAGGACAAAAAACTTTTAGCGATCTAGGCATATCACTCCAAGACATTGGCAGTATGTCTACGCAGCAGTTGTTGCAAAAAACAACTCAAGCAATAGCAGACATGGAAGATCCACTAACCCGAAACGCTCGGGCTGCTGACGCATTTGGAAAATCTTCTAAAGGCGTGGACATGGTTGACTTTGCTAGAGGTTTGAGAGAAGGCACTGGCGCAACCCTTGAGCAAGAGCAGGCAATCAAAAATGCAGCAGAAGCATTTGACACTTTTAGGAGCATCGGCAGAGATATTGCCCTGTTAATTCTTACCTCAATTGGGCCGCAATTAAAAGCTGTTGCCGATTACATGAAATTAGCATCATCTGAAACCAGTGCTTTCGGTGTTGTTTTTGGTTCAGTTTTTAAAACAATTGCACATGGAATGTCAGACTTGGCATTTATAACTAAAGGTTTTTCAGATGATATTGCACACGCAATAAAAAGTTTAGAAACTTTAACCTTATATTTAATGATAGGGAAATTATCAAAAGGCTTTGACAAATTTGCTCAAGACGTAAAAGAATATAACAAAAAACGTAAACAAGCTAGAGAAGAATTAGATGCATTTCAACAGCAATTATTAGGCAATGAAACAAAAGCACAACGCATGGGGGCGGGTTTCCAAGATCCTCGGATTGTCACGCCAGATGATGATGTACAACGTGAAGTAAAAACCCCAAAAGAAGTTTTTGCAAAGAATTTTGAATTAGAAAAAGCAAGATTGGCAAATCAATATGCCGTTACAAATAATCTTATTAAAAGTTATGAAGCAGAAGCTAATCAAATAAAGCAAGATCAAAACAAAGCGTATGCAGAAGCAAGATTAGAAATAAAACAAAAAAACATTACCGAAGAAAATAAATTTGAATCAATAAATGCCAACATATTAAAAGAAAAATTGTTAAGCATTGATAAAAATTATCTAGAAAAAATAGCGGCATTGAAATATAAATACAAACAAGAAACAATTAAAAAAGAATTTGACTTAGACAAACTCAGATTAGAAAATGAATTTTCTGCAATAATAAAATATAAAGATGACGAGGGCAAATTACAATTTGCATTTCTTAGCGAAGAACTCAAAATAGAACAAGAATATAAAGGCAAAACAGCGCAAGCAATTTTAGCAAATAAACAAAAAAACATACAAGAAGAAAATCAATTTGTAGGCAAAAATGCTTTGGAGTTGACTTTAAATTTAGGCAAAATTGATGCGGAATATTATGCAGCAAAAAAAGCTCGTGCTGATAAAGAAAGAGGAGAACAAGCGCAACGCAATTTAGATCAAACAAATGAAATAAACGAAATATTTAATAAAGAAGAAATTAGAAGAGGGGAACGGCAAAAAGTCATAACCGATATTGCAGCACAATCTAGAGCGCAATTGGTTAATTTGGAAATGGCTCAAGAATTGTTTTTGATAGATCAAAAATCTAGGTACATGAAAAAAGAAGACGTGGACTTAGAAAAAGAATTGGTACAGATTAAATACAAGCACGACGAAATAGTATTAAGTATTTACAATAATACTCAATTAACTGAGGACGCAAAACAAATATCCTATGACTTAGAAAATAGAAATCTAGCAATAACAATTGCATTAGCCAAAGAACGCTTGCAGATATTAAAAGATCAAAAATCAGGCGGCATGATGGAAGGTTTTCTATTCCGCATGGACACGTTTGGCAAAGACATGGAAACCAGTTTTGAAGCTGGCGGCAAAGCATTTGACTCAATGATGGGCAGCATGACTAAAGCCTTAGACGAATTTGTAACCACAGGCAAATTAAATTTTGGAGATTTTGCAAAATCAGTCATTCAAGATATGTTGGCAATACAACTACGGGCATCTGCAACTAATTTGTTTTCCATGTTAGGAAAAATTGCCGTTGCAGCATTTTCTGGATCGCCAACAATTCCAATGCAACCTGGAGGCGGTTATGCTAATGGCGGCGATCCACCAGTTGGAGTGCCCTCAATGGTTGGCGAACGTGGCCCGGAATTGTTTGTTCCGAGGACGGCTGGCACAATTGTTCCTAACCATTCACTGGCTATGATGGGCGGCTCAACCAACAACATCACCAACTACAATATCCAAGCGATTGACACCAAATCGTTTGAAGATCGCATCCTGGGCAGCAGCAAAGCAGTCTGGGCAGCAAACGCCTATGGCGCCAAAAACTTATCGCTTGGCAGGGGACGAACATGAGTTTTCAAACTATTTTTGAGATTAGCCAAAGCATCAGCGTTCAGAATCGGCGCACTGTCGGCCAGCAAGTCAGCAGATCAGGCCAGGTGCGGGTTGCTGAATATTTAACGTCTGTGCCGTGGTCATTTACCGTCAGGCCACATTCGTATCTGTACTATCCGCAAGTACGTGGCATCATCCAAGTGATTGACAACAAAGATCGTCAACTGCCCGAGACAATTACCTTTGCCAGCAGCTTGCTAAGTTGGTTTGACGATTACAAAGGCGGCTTGACAAGTGGGCAGGCAGCAGCCCTAACGCTTGCAGCAGTGCCAGCAGCCAACGCCACAACAATCACAGTCGGCAACCTGCCAAGCGTTTCAGCAGGTACTGTGGTGTTTGCGGCAGGTGATTTTTTACAGATTGGCGTGTACCCGTACAAAGTCACCGCCGAGGTTTTGCGAGGCGGCGGCTCTACAGTCAGCGTCACCTTGCACCGCCCTGTAATTGGCACGCCCACAACAGGCACATTAACAGCAGTTGGCTCGGCCTGCACGTTTTATCTGCTGGCGGCACAATGTCCTACTTACACACTTAACCCGATGACTTCGGGCGCATTTGTCCAGTGGGACGGTGACTTTGTGTTTATTGAGGACATTGTCGGATGACTACCACAATGGCTGCATTGAGCAGCCCATCCATTATCCAAGCCGAATTTATTCGGCTAGTTACAAGCACGCAAACTTATTATTTTTGCAATGCCGCAGCGCCCATTACTGTAAGCGGCATGACGTTTAGCAACTTGGGCAGCTTGTTAAGTATTAGCGCAATTGACAGAAACATCAAAGCCAGCAGCGCAGATTTAGCAATTTCTCTTACTGGTGTAGACGGTACTAATGTTGCGCTAGTACTTGCAGCCAATATTAAAGGCAGTGAAATATTTGTTTATCGTGGATTTTTAGATAGCAATAATCAAATTATTATGACTCCAAGCCAGCAATGGTTTACACGATATACCGGCATTGTTAGTAATTGCTCAATCACCGAAGATTTTAACGATCAGCTAAGAACGAGAATTGCCACGGTTGGCATTACCTGCGCCAGCTTTAGAACCATCCTAGAGAACCGCATCCAAGGCATTAAAACGACTCCCAAGGCGTGGAATTTTATTTACCCAAGCGACACTAGCATGAACCGAGTGCCGGTGATTGCAGCCACGTATTTTGATTTTGGCAAGCCGCCGCAGTCTGCAACTGTAAGTAGCAATACTTCAAACGTGCAAACAACGGTAGTTGAAGGCGGCGGGAGGGATAGCGGATGATTCGTGAAGCTAACAAGCACGATATGCCTGCATTGCTACAAATGATGCGGGACTACAGCACTCAGACGCCTGTGCCAGCATTGCAAGCGGCAGCAGCACATGATGAGGCGCACGTTGCCAACTTAATGACGCAAATGATGGCAGGGCGTGGCTTTGTGTTGATTGACAACGAGTCAAGAGGTTTTATTGCGGCACTGATTACTACCAATGTCTGGTGCCCAGAAGTTTACGAACTGCACGAACTGGCCTGGTGGGTTAAACCAGAACATAGAAACGGAACCGTGGGCGGCAGGCTTTGGAAAGAATTTGATCGGCTGGCAACAGACTTAATTGACGATGGGCGCATTGATGTAGCAGTCACCGCTGTGATGGCTAACAACTCATGGATTGATTACACCAAACGAGGTTATGCTCCAATGCAAGCCACATTCTTTAGGGTGCATTAAATGGTTGCAACAATTATTGCGGCTGGCGCTGCGCTATTAGGTGGCAGCGCTATTGCGGTAGCAGTATCAAGTTTTGCTGTAAATTTTGCCGTTAGCTACATTGTCAGTCGGATTTTTGCGCCAAATGATCCATCAGCAAATCAACCCGTAGATCAAGGCGTTAGACAGCAGGTAGCACCCAACACCACCAACTCAATTCCAATTGTTTATGGCAGCGCCTTTATGGGCGGCACATTTGTCGATGCTGTTTTAACCACAGATCAAAAAACAATGTACTACGTGCTGGCAATTAGCAGCATTAGCCCTAATGGGCAATTTAGTTTTGATCGCACACAGTTTTATTACGGCGACCGTTTGGTTGCTTTTGATGGCAGCGATTTAACCAAAGTTGTCAGCTTAACAGACGGTGCTGGCAATGTTGATACAAAAATCAATGGTTTTCTTTTTATCAATTTGTACACTTCTACCAATGCAGGGGTAATCACAAACGTCACTGGCACAGCGCCAAGCACTTACATGGGCGGCTCTGACATTGCATCTGCTGAACGCTGGACAGGAACCCGGCAAATGAACGGGCTGGCCTTTGCAATTGTTAAACTTATTTACAGCCAAGATGCTGGCACAACAAATCTACAGCCAATTACCTTTAACGTCACGCAAAATCTAAATGGCACTGGCGTTGCAAAACCTGGCGATGTTTGGGCAGATTATTTGGGCAATGATGTATACGGCGGCGGCATGGTGGCAGGTTTGATTGACAGCGCGTCAGCAACAGCACTTAACACCTATGCCGATCAGACGATTACTTTTACTAATAGCAGCGGCAACCCTGCAACCCAGGCTAGGTATCGCATCAACGGCGTCCTAGACACGGGGCAAAATGTCTTAGCTAACATCGATCGCATTATGCTGGCCTGCGATTCTTGGAATGCTTATAACGCAACTTTTGGTAAATGGTCAATTGTCATCAATAAAGCAGAAAGCACATCCTACGCTTTTGATGACACAAACATCATTGGCGAAATTAAAGTCAGTCTGACAGACATTACAAACTCAATCAATCAAATTGAAGCGCAATTCCCTAACAAAGTAAACCGAGATCAAAGGGATCTGGTTTATTTAGAAACCCCGGCTAATTTGCTATATGCCAACGAGCCGATCAATAAATTTTCCTGCAATTTTGACTTGATAAACGAGTCTGTGCAAGTTAGTTATCTGGCAAACCGAGTGCTTGAGCAGGCCAGAGAAGATTTAATTGTCACCATCAACGCAGCATATCCCGCTATACAACTAGATGCTGGCGATGTGGTGTCGATTACAAACACTAGCTACGGCTGGAGTGCTAAGTTATTTCGGGCAATGAAAGTCAGCGAGATATCTTTGCCAGACGGCAATCTTGGCGCAAGCCTAGAATTGTCAGAATACAACGCTGCCGTTTATGACGATGTTGCAATTACTCAATACAGCCCAGCACCTAACAGCAATTTATCTTCGGCTAGTTTCTTTTCGGCACTTAGCGCACCAGTAGTAAGCGCATCACGCCCGACAAACAATGTGCCGTCATTTGACATTCAAATTACGACGCCAAGCATAGGACGGACAACAAGACTGACATTGTTTTATTCCACATTTGCATCACCAACCGCAAGCCAGTGGACTTTGCTGGATACTTTTGTTTCGTCAGCATCAACACCATTGACGCCAAGCACGACATTTACATTTTTAAATTTAATCTTGCCAGCCGGGACATATTATTTTGGGTTTATTGCTGCAAACGATATTTCGCAATCGCAAATTAGCGGCACAAGTTCTGGGCTAGTCTGGGCACCTACGGGTACTGTAGGCACGCAAACGGCAATCGTGTATCTATATCAGTGGGCAAACAGCACGCCAGGCAATCCTAGCGGTAACTCAACGTGGACATGGGCAACCGCATCGAACGCATCGTACACAGGCGGCAACGGCTGGACGGTAACAATACCTGCTAACCCAGGCACGGCAAGCACTTACCTTTGGCAAGCCAGCACCAGTATCTCAGCATCTGCCGGGACGACAACGACAACTGTGTCATGGGCCAGCGGCTTTAGCGTGCAAGCAATTGCTCAGAACGGGGCTACAGGAAGCACAGGCGCAACAGGTGCCACAGGTGCTACAGGAAACACTGGCAACAGCGCAGTGATCTGCTACGCCATATACGCTGGCAATCCAACAGTCACCGGCTCGGCAGTCACTATTGCTGGAACGGGTTTGCCAAACACAACCAGTTTCTCGCCTACGTCTGCAACCGCATTTTCTTATGCCGTGCAAACTCCTGGCGCAGCGCAGGCAATGTTCCAAAGCGATGGCATTTATTATCCCGTTGCTAATCAAACAATCTGGAACACGCCATATTTATCAAATTTAAAAGTTGGCAATCTATCAGCAATTAGCGCCGATCTTGGAACAATTACAGCAGGTTCAATAAGTTCCAACACTTATACAATGACATCGACAAATGGTTTTGTAATAAGATTAGGACAAAGTTCCGGTGCTGTGCCAATTGCATTAAACATCACTGGAATTACTGTTAATGATTGGGCTATCCACACTTACGGCAGTATGCTGATCGGCGATATATTTAGTGGAAATATTCGCTCGGGATATATGTATAGTTCAAATTCCGATGCGGCTTATACTGGCATATTCATGAATGCCCTTTGCAATAATGTCGGCATTTATGGACGAGGTAATGCATCATATGGTGGTGCTAGTCACGCAATCTTGGGGCAATGCTTTGGTGGCGCTACAGGAAATTTAAATACAAGCGGCATTGTAGGCACCACAATAAATTACGATTTTTATGCAGACGGGGCAGGCGTTAACTATGGGCCATTTACTGGGGCGCACGATGCGCTTATACCTATAGATGCAACAATAACTGAAGGCGACATTGTTATAGATTGCGGAGTTGCAGCACGCAAAAATTTTAGCAACACAATATGTTTTGTGGAAACTAGCAGCAGCCCAAATCAAAAAGGCGTTGTGGGAATGTTGGTGGGAAGTTCACGGCTGCTTGATGTTGAATTTTTACCTGCTGCTTTAAAAGATGATCCAACAATTACTATTGAGACAGTCATGGAAATGGGCATAGAAACCGAACGTGAAATAGTAACCGTTAATCCAAAACCGGAAGTAGCATCCCTTGCACTTACGCACAAAGTTATTACGATGAATGCCTTAGGAGAAGGACAAATTAACGTATGCGGAGAAGGTGGCAACCTGCAAATTGGCGATATGATCGTAACAAGTTCAATGCCTGGCAAGGGCATGAAACAACCGGACGACATTGTTAGAAGCATAACCGTGGCAAAATCACGAGAAAATGTGACTTTTATTTCGTCAACTGAGGTTAAACAAGTTGCTTGCATCTATCTTTGCGGGTAGAATTACAGTACAAGAATCGTAGCCCTGCGAGTTAGCAGGGAGCGTCACTACCCGAGGAAGGGGAATCAGTCTTGGCAATCTTTAACAAGAATACCCTGGCGCAAGTCAGCGGCTTTAGCAACAGCATCATTGCTGGCGAGTTGGTTTACAACCAGCAAACGTACTGGAATCTTGCGCTTACCGATACGGCTGGCACTGCTGTTAATTTGACGGGTGCCACAATTGATGCGTCAATTTTGCGCCGATCAGTCACAAACATTATTGACACTCGCAATGGGTTGACGTTTGACATTGCCGATTACACGGTTACAACACCCAGCGCAATTGCTTTGACAATCTCCAACCGTGTTAATGCGGCTGGCACTTTTACCCTGCTAATTGACGAATCAACTTGGAGCGTGGCATCCAACGATACGCAGTTAGACATTAATGCAACAAACTGCGTGGGATTCAGCGGCAGACTAAAAATAGCTTTTCCCGCATCTGGTACAACGCCTGCTGATGACAGCATAATTTTCTTGCTGTTCTTGGTACGCTCAGATGGAGTGACAAACTGATGGCTAATATCGCAGTTAGCGTTGCCGATGGCAACAATATTAACGTAGTTGTAACACCGCCAATAACTCAAATTGTTACGGTTGACAGAGGCGTGGCTGGCCCAACAGGTGCAGCAGGCGCTACTGGAGCAACAGGGGCCACTGGAGCCACGGGTGCCACGGGTGCCACGGGAGCCACTGGCGCAGGCGTTGTTGTTGGTGGTACGGTGGGCCAAGTGCTTGCCAAATTAAGTTCAGTAGATTACGACACAAATTGGGTAACGGCTGGCGGCTTGGGCACTGTTACATCTGTCGCCACGGGCACAGGTTTGACAGGAGGCCCAATAACCACATCGGGCACGGTTGCTTTGGCAAATACGGCAGTAACTGCTGGCACCTACACTTCAACAAATTTGACTGTTGACGCCCAAGGCCGAATCACAGCAGCATCAAGCGGTGGCGGCAGCGGGACGGTTACAAGTGTTGCCGCTACAGTACCTGCTTTTTTATCGGTTGCTGGCTCGCCAATTACGACAAGCGGCACCATTGCAATCAGCTACTCGGGCACGGCTTTGCCAATAGCCAACGGTGGTACAGGCGCAACATCAGCGGCAACGGCTTTGACTGCCCTTGGCGCTTATCCAGCAACAAATCCAAGCGGATTCACTTCAACCCAATACGCCACAATCTCAAACGACATTACAACTAATGCAGTGCGTTATCCATTATTTGCTGATGCGACAAGTGGTAATTTGACAACCGGCTACGCATCCTCTACAAAATTAAAATACAACCCGTCTACAGGTGCGTTAACGGTTTCTCAACTAATTATTGGCCCGTAAAAAATCATGGCAAAAATTACATTTGAATCTGCGCTTGGCGGCGTTGCCGATTTAGTTGGCCCCGCTACTGCAACAACGGTAACGCTTAATCTGCCTGCAACGTCTGGAAATATTGTCGGCACAGGCTCTACTGGCGTTGTCACGACAGCAATGATCTCGGGCCAAATTGCGGTAGCGCAAGGCGGCACAGGCGTAGCTACCAGTACGGGCACAGGCTCAGTTGTCTTAAATACATCACCGACTTTAATAACCCCGGCACTTGGCACACCAGCATCTGGCGTCTTGACAAACGCTACCGGCCTGCCTTTGACAACAGCAGTCACTGGCATATTGCCGGTGGCAAACGGCGGCTCTGGCACCGCAACGCCTGCAATCGTCGCAGGTACAAACGTGACAGTAAGCGGCAGTTGGCCCAATCAAACCATTAACTCAACAGCCAGCGGCAGCGGCACAGTCACTAGTGTGGCAACCGGCACTGGTTTGACAGGTGGGCCAATTACCACAACCGGCACTGTAGCCCTTGCAAACACTGCTGTTACCGCAGGAAGCTATACCGCAGCTAACATTACTGTTGATGCCCAAGGACGGCTTACAGCGGCTGCAAGTGGCTCTGCTGGCACAGTCACATCTGTTTCGGTAGTATCTGCCAATGGCTTGGCTGGTACTGTTGCTACGGCTACATCAACGCCTTCAATTACTTTGTCTACCAGCATCACTGGCGTATTAAAAGGCAACGGCACGGCAATTAGCGCAGCAACCGCAGGGACAGACTATTTAGCACCTAGCGGCGCATTAGGCACACCGGCAAGCGGCACGCTGACTAACACCACGGGACTGCCGCTAACTACAGGCGTTACTGGCACGCTACCAGTTGCCAACGGCGGCACCGGGACGACTACCCCTAGCATCGTGGCTGGCACAAATGTCACAGTTAGCGGGACATGGCCTAATCAAACAATTAATTCAACAGCAAGCGGTACTGGCGATGTAGTTGGCCCAGCGTCAGCAACTGACAATGCTATTTCAAGATTTGATCTGACAACCGGAAAAATAATTCAAAACAGTTTGGTAACAGTAGCCGATGATGGTGCAATTACAGCGCCGCAAGTCGGAAGCATGATTCCGTTTTACTATGCTAACCAGGCAGCGTTTCCAGCCGCATCAACTTCTCATGGTGCTGTTGCCCACAGTCATGCAGACGGGGCAATGTTCTTTGCCCACGGCGGGGTTTGGGTAAGAATGCTGGACAACGGTGGGCCACTAGGCACGCCAGCCAGCGGCACAGCTACCAATATCACAGGATTGCCGTTATCCACTGGTGTGACAGGTACTTTGCCGGTAGCAAATGGCGGCACAGGCACAACAACTCCTAGCATTGTGGCTGGCACTAATGTGACGGTATCAGGCACGTGGCCCAATCAAACAATTAATTCCACTGCTAGTAGTTCTGGCACAGTTACCAGCGTAGATGTTTCTGGCGGCACAACAGGCTTAACTACATCGGGTGGGCCAATTACTACGTCTGGGACAGTTACTTTAGCAGGAACATTAGCGGTTGCAAATGGAGGTACGGGAACAACAACTCCAAGTATTGTTGCGGGGACAAACGTAACCGTTACAGGCACTTGGCCTAATCAAACTGTAAATTCAACTGCAAGCGGATCAGGCACAGTCACCAGCGTTGCAGCAACAGTTCCAAGTGTTTTTAGTATTTCTGGCTCACCAATTACAACCTCTGGCACGCTGGCAATAACTTATTCCGGTACGGCTTTGCCTGTAGTAAATGGTGGCACTGGAGTCACAACAAGCACGGGAACTGGCGATACTGTTTTATCAACGTCACCGACTTTGGTTACGCCTATTCTTGGCACGCCAACATCTGGCACGCTTACCAATGCTACGGGTTTGCCATTAACTACAGGCGTGACAGGTAATCTTCCGGTAACTAATCTTAATTCTGGAACATCTGCAAGTTCAAGCACATTTTGGCGTGGTGATGGTGTTTGGGCCACAGTGTCTGGCGGCGGCGCAACGCCAATTGTGGAAAATGAAAACACAATCTCGGCAAATAGAACCATTACGGTTGGCAGCAACGGCATGAGCGTGGGCTATATGACTGTAAACACTGGCGTATCGGTAACAGTGCAGCCAAATCAGCGCTGGGTAATACTTTAATTTTTGGAGCAATAAAATGGCAGTGATTATCAACGGCAACAATACGCCAACGGCTGGCGGTGTAGGCTATGGCAATGCAACCGAATTAGCGTTTACATCAGCAGGAACCGTAGGTTATGTATTAACCTCGGCAGGTGCATCAGCACCAACGTGGGCGGCTCCAGTTTCTGGCGGCACAGTTACCAGCGCAAGTGTTGTCTCTGCAAATGGCTTTGCAGGGACAGTAGCAACTGCTACAACAACGCCAGCCATTACGCTTACAACATCCATTACAGGCGTACTAAAAGGCAATGCAACGGCAATATCTGCTGCTGTAGCGGGTACTGACTATATTGCTCCTAGTGGGGCATTAGGGACACCATCTAGTGGAACTTTAACCAATGCAACAGGACTGCCACTGACAACAGGTGTGACAGGAACGCTACCAGCAGATAACGGTGGCACAGGTGTAGCAAACAACGCAGCTATGACCGTCACAGGCTCTGGCAACTTTGCCTATACCAGAACACTGACAGCAGCCACCAACGTCACATTTCCAACAACGGGGACTCTAAGCACATTGGCAGGTTCAGAGACGCTTACCAACAAGACACTGACAAACCCAACGCTAACAACTCCCGTACTTGGTACACCATCTAGCGGCACACTGTCATCTTGCACAGTTGACGGGACGGATGCAATAGGTTTTAGAAACATACCAATCAACAGCAACAGCGCAGCATACACAACAGTTCTGGCAGACTCAGGTAAAGTAATCTTCCACCCTTCAACAGACGCAAATGCAAGGACATTTACTATTCCTGCTAACGCATCAGTTGCCTACCCACTAGGCACAGCAATCACATTTATCAACATGACAAGCCAAGTGGTAACCATTGCAATTACCACAGACACAATGTATCTTAGCAGTGCCGGTACTACAGGTTCACGCAGTTTGGCTCAGTATGGTTCAGCGACTGCAATTAAGATGACTAGTACAACTTGGTTAATTTCTGGGAGTGGATTAACATGAGTGGCGCACTTCAAGCTGTTTTCCAAAACCAAAGATCATTTGGCGGTGGAGTAACACCTACAGTTGAATACTTAGTAGTGGCTGGTGGTGCTAGTGGTGGCGGTAAAACAAGCGAATGTTCTGGCGGCGGTGGAGCAGGTGGATATAGAACTGATGTAGGGTTTGCAGTTGCAACCGGTATTGCAATTACAGTTACCGTGGGTGCAGGAGGTGCAGTCCCTTCTAATAATTATGGGACAAGTGGTAATAATTCGGTATTTTCGTCAATTACCTCAACTGGCGGCGGCGGCGGTGGTATAGGTATAGTCGCGGGATCACGTAATGGTCGGCCGGGTGGTTCTGGCGGCGGCGCTGCTGAATCTGCTGGAGTGATTGGATCTGGAAACACACCTAGTACAAGTCCAAGCCAAGGCAATAATGGTGGGAGTGGATTAGGAACGGCTGGCTCAACTGAAAATGGTGGTGGTGGAGGTGGAGGTGCAAGTGCCGTAGGATCAAATTGTTTTGGTGCTCAATATAACGGGGGCAATGGCGGTAATGGATCAACATCATCAATTAGTGGTTCCGCTATAACGTACGCTGGTGGTGGTGGTGGTGGAAGCACAAGCGAAATTGGAACACAAAGTAGTGGTGGTTCTGGCGGCGGGGGGGCAGGAAATTATGGTAGTGGACGTTCGCCTACGGCAGGAACAGCAAATACTGGTGGTGGAGGCGGCGGTGCTGAAGGATCAGGTGCGGCAGGCGG